AAAATCTCGTGATTCCAATCATGGAGGAAAACTATGCTAGTAACCTCGAGAACAGTCAAACACCCAGCCATGCCCAAACTGAATTTCACTACGTAAACAAGCCGCTCATTAGCCAGTTCTTGAAACTCAATCTTGCCTCGAGGCCCCTTCTTCACGAGCCTTCGAGTAAGCGCCCTTCTAACCCAATCTGTCATGATGATTACTCACGTGCTCCTGTTTGGTCCTGTTTTGCATGCGACTTTTTCTTCCGCCCATCAAAAAACTGTTGAGAAGACACTGAGCTTCTCCAGGCTGAATATGATTTTTGACGATAATCGTGATTTTGCTGCTCCAAACAAACGGTATAGCAGTGTAATCCAAGTCGCAGAGGCCGTCTGCATAATGAAAATTGTTCTGGACAAGAATAATATGCTTAGTTTTCTGTCCAAGCAACCCAAGGTAAACGCCCCAACTTGAAACTGAAACATCGACATCCATTCCGCAGCTGAGGCTTTCACCAATACTCGCGTCGGACCAGTCAACCTGAACAAGATCGCCCATACTCAACTTTTTGATTTCGTCATCAGTTTTCCTTTTCAAACCTCAAAAACACCTACCTGTAAGCTTCCTTTTTCTTCATGCTCTGCAAAATCATTTCCATCGTCGCAATACGGTTTTCAACAGCCGTATTCACGTCTTCAAGAATGATCGTTTGCATCCACTTTGGAAACTGCACGATCCTGCCGCCAAGCTTCTCCCACGTCTTCAACCATTGCTTTCGAAACGCGCTTTCTCGTGCCCAATTCTCCAACACATCAACAGCCAAAACTTATGCCTCCTGCAAAGTTAACGTGAAATGCCTGATGTTCTTCCCAGCCAGATCCGCTGCGTCGATCGCAACGTCCAAGATGTAAACTGCCGTGTTTACGACCCGAACTTGATCAGTAACGGCGAAGGTAACAGTTGACCCTGCAGCACCTATATCCTCAAAACTCTTGCAGTTACTGCTAGCCCAATTCACGTTGTTCTCGACGCACTCAACCGTCCACACCCGGACGGCACCGCGAATCTTGACCTTGCGCTTGTAGGCTTGATTTTCCCAAGCATCCCACTGTCGATTTATAACCTGGAAGCCTTCATGAAAACTCTTAGCGTCAAGGGTTTTTCCGTCCAAAGTAACCGTCATGCTTCCAGGTCAACCCCGATAAACTGGTTGAAATCAAATCGTTCAAGGAGAGGAATCCCGTTTGTACGGATCTCATTAACCATTTTGACGATGACAAGCTTGGCATCTTGAAGCGTTAACGGGCGTCCCAGAAAACCTTTGATTTGCCTCAGCCTTTCCCTGATGTCATCATAGGACACTTTCACGCTGTAGGCTTGCCCGCCCTGGTCATAGTCGAAAGTGAGAATGATCTCTGCATTCTCAGTTGTTATTTGCCTAAGCTTTATCATCGCTCATCCACTCCAACAAGACTTATGCAGCCGCCAAAGCCGTTAACAAAAACGGAAACGTCGCTGACAGCGACAATTTCAAAGGTGTAGGTGTGGCTCAAGATGCCTGTCCCTGATGCCGTACTATAGAAATCAGTGGCATCGCCGTAACTGACGGCGCGCACCTTGCCGATCTTGCTGTTTTTCGTCGGGTCCTTGTCCAAAGGCTCAAGAGTCACATATAACGTGCTGCCTTGGGCAAAATCGAGCGTTATAGGCTCGTTGTCAACGGTGGCCAGCAGCCAAGGACAGGCGACTATGCTGATATGCACGACTGTGTTCGCATTGTCTTTTCCAATCGTGAACGTGTGAGCTGAACCTACTGAAAGACTGCCATAAAAATTCGCGCATGCAGTCTCGTCAGACGTCGCGTCGTGGATCCGTGTCGTCCAATCAACCTGAACTCCATCAACAGAAAGTTGCACGCCATTCGTGTATGCATCACCGACGTTCTCAAAACTCGTCACTGCACCTGGAGTCTTAGCCCAAACTAGGACGGCGAAAACCGCGTTTTTCAAGGTTCCAAAGAAACTGGCTGGTGAACGCTGCGCAACCGTAAGATCAATTTCCGCTGCGTATGCGGCAAGGTTGGATTTTGCAACGTCACTGAACTTTGCTTTCCCAAGTTGAAAGGCGCTGACGCTACCGCTGCCGCCACCACCACCATTCTTCTGCTCCATCAGAATAGCGTAGGTTCCAGCAGCGACGAAAGCAATCCCTGTCTTGTACCCTGTGGTAAAGCAACCATAGACGTAGTAACTGCCGATTTTAAGACGATACGCAGATGTGGTGTTGATAGTGAATTTGAAGACAACCAGGGAATCTTCGCTTAAAGTGATGTTCCCATAGTTTTTCAAAGTGCCCCATGCTGCATTATCCCGCGTGTACGCTGCGCTGTCATTGATGAGATTTTCTTCAGACGCGAGTTGACGGACCTCTTCAGTGTAAACCATTTTTAACTACCAAACCGAATGCGTTTATGAGTTGCAGATGCATTCTGACTTGAAGCTTCGACAACCACGTTTTTCAAGCGCTCTTCAATGAGGTCTATAGCGTACTCAGCTGTCCGTTTGTCAACCGAGCCTTGAACAGTGATCAAAGGTCCGTGAATGGTTATGTTGTTGCCGAATCCTCCCTTGGATAAGGGAATGACTGCTTCAGGTCCTGCTTCACCGATTAAAGCTAAAGTTGGCGACATGACGATGCCGCCGTGCTGCAGGTGTCCTCCGACATTGGGGTTCTGGTTGCTTGGAGTGCCTCCTCCTCCCAAAAACCCTGTAACTGCTCCTACAATGGCGCCGATCGCATCTGCAATAGGCTTGATGATATTGTTCCAAACCCATGCAAGCGCGTCGAAAACAGGCTTCAAAATGTTATTGTAAGCCCAGCTTATCCCATTACTCAGTGTGTTCCATGCTGCAAGCAAAGTCCCAGTGAGAAAGTTTCCAAGAGGCACCAGAATATTATCCCAGAGCCACTTTAACCCGTTGTAGACTGACGTAATGGCGAAACTTAGCGCTCCTCCCAAAACGTTCGCAATGGCGTTTATGGCGTTTCTGAAGGGCTCGCAATTCTGGTAGGCCCAGATGAGGCCTGCAACAAGAGCGGCGATTCCAGCAACAACCAAGATAATGGGGTTTGCAGCGAGAAAAGACATGGCGCCACTGATACCTTCGGTTACAGCGGTCCACCCTTTCGTTAAGGTTGAAACGCTTGTGATCATGGTGATGAGACTTGGAATGACTGTGACTGCCGCGCTCATCATTGCTTGATTTACATTGCCTTGTGCGAGCTCGGCTCTTGAACATGCAACCTCATATCGCTCCTGCGCCAGTTTCAAATCGCCAGCGGCTATAGCTGCTGCTTCGCTGTCAATGCCAGACTTTTCGACGGTAGCGTTATATTTTCTCTGAGCATCTTCAACAGCGTTCGCAGTGGTTTTCACAGCCAAGTTTGCCCTGTCAAGAGCTACCTGCGCGGTTTGAACTCTGTCGATTGAGTTGTAAAGAGCGAGGCCACTCGTGGCCACATTATTGAATGCTAGGGCGACTTCTTTGCTGCTCTTCTCCACTTTATTGTTTGCATCTTTCACTTTGTTGAAGCTAGTGTCAGCTGTCGCAGCGACGCCTTTGATGGTGCCGCTTGCCTGGTCAACTGCTTTCAAGAGAATATTGATGTTTGTGGTCAATTCAATGTTTCCTGCTTATTTGCTTGTACCACCAGTTTGCCCAGGAAGCCAGAAACTGAAGCTGAAAAGGACTTAAAGACGCAATGTAATCCAGTGTATAGCCGTATTCGTGTGCGATTAGGCCGAGGATTTGGGCATCTTGGTTTTGGCTGACCCAGCCTTCAATGTCTGAGGGAGATAGAAAAAATTTTCAGGGCTCGCAATCAATTCACAGAGACGCGTGAGCTCTTCAGCTGGAAAATCATCTAGGTCCTTTTCGCTCTTCAACTCGGGATATGCTTTGTGCAAGAGCAGAAAGATCATTTTGCGCGTGCGTTCCCATTCATCAGAGATTTTATTGAGCTCCCAGAGGTCTTTCGCTGGCAATGTCGTGTATTTTACCTCTCCCAGAACTGGGTCTTTGATGGTTCTGATTTCTCTGGCCTTTTCCAGGATCCGTCTTGGATCGAATTTCTTGGCTATCTCTCGCTCCGCCGCCTCTTCTTTTTCGAACAGTTCCCTGCCAACTTCTGCAGGGCTCTTCTTAGGCATGCCTAGAGCTCCTAGTAGGTTCCGATAGTCAAGCTTGCTGCTTCGCCCGAGCCATCCTCGATGACAATGCCACTTTGCTCGTCGTGGAATCCGTGATGAAAGATAATAGCGTTACTCAACGTGTATTTCGGTTGACCAGTCGGTGTGGAGTTTGCAGGACCCAACAGAATCGTTATTTTCGTGCCTGCAAGAACCAGAGCCGCGTATGTCGTGTCAATGAACATCTTTTGAAAACTGAATTTGAAGGTTTTGTTGCCGCTTTCAAGGACACATGGGACATCGCTGCCAAACTTGTAGTCCTTGATCACTTCCGCGTCAAGATCGAAAGTAACTCCCTTGATGTAGCCAACTTCTACTGCATTAATGTTGATGCTGCCGTTTCGACCGATGGCCGGTGTTGTATTTGGCATTTTTCATTTTTCACCTCATATTTTATTTCTTGATTTGCGGAGAACCGCGCTGGGCGATTCTCTCTCGCAACAAGTTTGGCAGATGCGCTGCCAACATCATATCAAGAAACTCTGATTTGTGAAGCTGAAAATGACTTTCAGGAATGCAGCCGAACTTGAGCTCCCACTGCTCATCATAACTTCTGATAAACTCTTCCCGGCAGAGATCTACGAGGGCTCGCTCATACTCCTGCTTTCCCAAGACGAATGCAAGGCCAATCCAAGCCCTATAATACCGATCGTTCTCGCCCAAGTACAGCAGGATCTTCCGGGTTGCCGACAAGAAATGTTGAAAGTTACGGTCCTTAAGCCCCTTGAAAGTCTGATAAGGCACGTCGTCAAAACGGCCACACCAGACTTCAAGCGCGTAAACGTGAAGGAGCTGCTGAAACAGATGCTCACTCATCTTCGTCTGAGGATAGTAGGGCTTGACTTCTGGGACAAGTTTGTCTATGACGACCATGCAGAAGTTAATCAGTTTCTTCAACAAGTGCTCTTTCAAGGCCGTATGCATCAGGGCACTCTCAAGGCGTGAAATGCAGCAAAGCCTGGAACCTGAGTACACCGCCATACCAAAGTTTGCCTCTTGTCCTGATTTCGCCAGGAC